GCCAGTAGTCGGCGTCCTTGGGGTTGTACCCCTCGGCGGCGAGCTGGTTGTCAATGACCTTCGTGATGGCGCTGTCCTCGTCACGGCCACTAGGGTCGTACCATGGGTTCGCGTTCATCCATTCCTTTGCGTAATTCACCACGCGCGGGTCAGGGCCGGGGTTGGCGTGTTGCTGGCGGACCTGCTCCACTTGCTGCTTCTGCTGCCACAGTTGCTGCGCCTCGTACTGCGCTTCGTCACGCAGACGCATCGCCGTTGCCACGTCGTCACCGTTACCGGCCTCGACTGCGCGTGCGATGATGGCCTCGGCCTGCTTCACGTCGGCCTGAGCCTGCGCGATGCGTTGGTCGATGGCACTTACATTGCTGGCAAGCGTGTTGCCCTCGATGGCAGAGACGCGGCGCAACAGCGCATCGTTCTGCTCACGCAACTCGGCAAGCTCGCGATCGGCGTGCTCCTTGGCGCGTAGCCGCCGCTCACGCTGCTTCTGGCGCTTGACGTTGCTACGGCTCTTGCGGGCGATTTCTTCGTCGCTGTCGTCTTCGCTGTCGCCAAGCCGCTCATCATCATCGTCATCATCGTCATCGCTGTCATCGGTGTCAGCTTCTTCCTGTACAGGTTCCTGTACAGGTTCCTCGCCTTCGATGATTACGATATCGTCTTCGTCATTTTCTGTCAGTTGGTTGTCAGCCATTTACATGCTCCTAGAGGAATGCCTTGACGGCAAGCGGGTCACCAGTGACCTTGCCCACCAAATCAAGATCGTTGAAGATTACGACGATGGCCTCTTCTCCATCATCGGTCTTTACCGACCAACGGTCGCCGCCGTAGCGGGGCACGCGGACGAAGTCTCCGACTTCGCACCACGACCCTTCGGGCCAGTGTTCCATTGTGTTGCGGTTCTTGAACGCGAGGCTGCCGATGTCGATGACCTTGGCGACCTGCGTGTTGTAGTGCTCCGTCTCGCGGACGTCGCCTGTCAGGATGATGCCACCCTTCGTCTTTGTCTTTGGCGTCCGTATCTGGCACAGGACGCGCGAGCCGAATGGCTTCACGCCTGCGTCACAGGGTGGGAATGCCTCGTCGAGACCGTCGTAACTAAACTCGACGCTGTTTCCATTTATCTGCATGTGTGCTCCTAAAATTCACGTTTGTCGTCTTCCGCCACCGTGTTGATCAGGATTTCCTTGGCCCGCTGTATCCCAGCGTACAGGCCAACGGCGCGTCCATAATCAAACTCGGTCTTGCCAGACGGCCTCTCCAGCGCCTCAACAGCCATTGCTGCCTGTTCTGTCTCAAGGCGTTGGAGGAGGGTTTCTATTCTCATGCCGGTGTCTTGGGTGACTTAACTGGATGAGGCATGATGCCTTGTGCCATTTTCTTGTGCATGGGCATGGTCTTGTCGCTCGCCTTCGGGGTTTTGCCCTTCGGTGTCGCGCTCTTTGCATTGTCGGCCATATGGTTTTCCTTATGGGTTCGGGTTTATCCCAGTGCCGGTTGACACTGCGATGCGTTCGCCAGACATGATCTCGGCCTGCGCAAGCTGCATGGCCGTTTGGTTGTCTTGCTGGTTCATGGTCATGCGGGCGTTGAGTTCAGCCGACTTGCGGGCGTCCTCGCGGTCCTGCTTCATCTGCTCAAGCTGCTGCTCGATCTGGAGCTTCTGCGCCTGAAGCTGCATCTCGGCTTGGCTCTGCATCGCCTCGGCCTGCATCTTCTGGCCCTCGATCTGCATGGCCGTCTGGTCTTTCTGCATTTGCATCTGCATCTTCTGGCCGTCGAGCTGCATCTGCGCCTGATCGCGCTGCTGCTGTGCCTGTAGCTTCTGGCCCTCGATGGCGGTGCGCGGATCTTGCGGCGGCTGCGGTGCGAGTTGCTGCATCATCTGCATGGCCTGCGCGATGACAGGCGGCAGCGATGCGAACACCTCGGTCGCGTCGGTGACCACCGTCTGCGATGCCTCGGCCAGCATGCGATCGAACGCGCGGCGCGCCTCGTCATCCTTGAGGTTCTTCATGTCCTCGCTGATGTCGATGCCCGACGTGTCCTCGGCCAGCTCAAGCACCGTTGACGCGTACCACAACGCAAGGTGCTCCTTGATGTGGCCCAGTATCACCGGCAGATAGGCTGGCGCGATGAGCTGGCTTGCGCCGAGCGCGGGGTTCGTCATGTACGCCAAGTGCGTCTTGAGGTGGGCGATGTGGTCCTGCTCAGGGAAGGCGACGATCGGTCGGCCCATGGTGGCCGCGACGTTCTCGTTGACCGCGTTCTGCTGCTTCGGCTCCATCGGCGGGACGAGCAGCTCCTTCGGGTTCGGTACGCGCAGCGTCTCAAGCAGACGCTCCTCGACCTTGCGCAGGTTGTACAGTTGCGGCAGTGCGGCGGCCCGCTGCGACACCGCCTGAACCTGCGCAAAGCGCTGGCTCTCGCTGAATATCGCGGGGTCGGACACAGGCACGACGTCCATCGGGCCTTCGAAGTCTGCGCGGGTGGCCAGCACTTCGCCGACCTCGTGCTTCACGTCGGCGTCGTCCAGATACATCGCGTTGAGGCGGTGCAGGATGCGCAGCGTGCGGCCCATTGCGTTGTGCAGGCGGGCGTGGATCGACGAGAACACAGTCATGCCCTCTTGGATCAGCGCGAGCGTCGTGCCGACTGGCGCGTTCGGGTTCTGGTCGGCCAGATTGTCCATCGACGTGCGGACCACGCCCTTGCCTGCGTCGACCACAAAGCCGAGCAGTTGGAACAGGGTCGGCGACGGCGGGTTGAACGGGATCGGCATGGCCAGCTTGCGGACGTCGTCCACGTTGAGGCCGCCCTCGATCTCCTCGACCTGCGTCGGTTGGATGTTCAGCGACTGGCCGCCGCGTGTGCCGCCCTTCAGCTTGAGCATCGTCGGCACGTTCTGGATGTGCGCGCTGTCCATCAATGCGCGCAGCGCGCCGGTCGCGGCAGCGGATAGGCCGCCGATCATATGCGGCAGGCCAATCGGATACGCGCCGCGCCACGGGATGAACGGGAACTCGACGAACCAGTCGAGCGGCTCGCGGCTGTCGTCCTCTTCGTCCCAGTTGCGGTAGATCGCGAGCACTTTGCTCGATGGCTTGTCGATCGTGATGATGTACGGCGCGTTGCCGTTACCCTCGACGTCGGCGATGACGTGGCACTCAAACACGGTGCGCAGTCCATCTTCGTTGTAGCTGGTGTCGCTGCGGCCCTCGATCTTGTCGTTGGCCACGTCGGCTGCCGAGCGCTCAGGCTCTTGACCGGCTGGCGTCAGGTCGACGTCGCGGTACATGCCGCTCTCGACGCGCTGCTCGTAGTCGAGCTGCGTCAGGTACTGGACGTGCGTCTTGCGCTGCGCGGTGTAGAAGTTGGTCGCCGCAAATGGCAGGTACATGTCGTCGATCATGACGGCAAGGAAGCCGGGGCGGTTGCGCGCCTCGTCCCACGACATCTTGAGGTACTGCGCGCCGCCGAGTGGCACCTGCGTCAGTAGCTGCTCAAGCTCGGAGCGGAACTCTTGGCTCTGCACGGTGAGCTGCCAGTTCATCAGCGACGTCTTGCGCTTCGCCTTCTGGATCTTCTTGATCGTGACTTCGCCCTCGATCAGATCTTTCGCTGGGCCCTGCGGCGGCAGCAGCTCCTTGATGGCGCGCGACGCGAAGTCGATGCACGCCTCGGTCATCATCGGGTGGACGACCTTCGATGCGCCGTTGAACTGCGCGCCGCCGGGCGCGTCGTCACCGAGACCGGTGCGGCGGATGCCCTCCTCGTACTGCTCGTCGCGCTTCTTGCGCGCCTCCTTGTCGCGGCTGATCAGTTCGAGGAACTTCGACGCCAGTGACTTTAGGTCCGGTTCGGGCATAGTCTCGGCGAGGTTGTCGTAGAAGCTGCTCTCGCCTGCGGCTGGTCCGTTCTCGTCGAGCGTGACGATCGCGCCACCGTCCTCGGTGTCCTCAACGTCGGTCACGTCCTCGCCGTCGAACTCAACGACTTCGCCCTCGATGATGTCTTCGTCTTCGATCATTGCCTAATCCTTATTGCCCATACGGGTTCTGTATCACCTTCGGCGGTGGTTTGTCCATTTCTTGCTTCTTGTCGACCAGAGAGCCGAGCATGCCCTTGTCCATCATGAGCCGCATCGCCTGCGTCGTGCTGTCCACGAAGTCGTCGTGCTTGATGCTGCCCTTGCCGCTGAACGAGCAGAGCTGCGCCACCAGCGGGTCGGCCCAGACGCGCGGCTTGCCGGGGAACTTGTCGCTCTCAGGCAGGAACACCCTGCGCCGTGCGAACACGGGGCTGACCACATGCAGGCGCGCCAGCTTGTCTGCCCGTCCGGGGTTGTAGGCGTGCGCCAGTATCCCCTCGCGTTCGAGCATCTGTCTCAAGCTGATGCCGCTCCCCTTGTCCTCGATCAGCAGGATGTCTGGCTTGCGCCCAGAGGTCAGCGGCTTCGCGCTACCGTACATGGGCTTGATCAACGCGACGTCCTGATCGTCGCCATACGCCGTGTTCATTTCCTTCTTCACGCGCTTGATCAGGTCGGGCATGCCGAGCTGCTCCTGCCAGCAGTCGAGCAGCAGGGCGTAGCCCTTGCCGTCGTGCTGGAACACGCCCCAGACGCTGCACGCCGTGTAGTCGGCGTCGCCGCTCTTCTTGTCGCGGGTCGCCTCGGTGTACGCGGTGTCGAGTGACATGATGATCCAGTCGAACGCGGGCAGCGGCTTCTTCGCGGGCCAGAGCTTGAGCCAGCTCTTCTTGATGATAGCGTTCTCGCTTGGGTCCAGCAGCTCCCCGTGGATCTCCTGACGCCCGATGGTTGTACCCTCGTATGCCTCCAAGCTCTCGAAGAACCGATCGGGCAGGTTGTCGCGGTTGTCGAACGTCGAGCCGGTGATGATGGTGCGGCCCTGCTTCGGGATGATCAGCTTGCGCACCAGCTCGACGGGTCGCGGCGTCGTCGTCCACAGCACCTGCGGCTTCGCGCCGAGGCGCAGGCCCATCATGGCCATGTCCCACGTCTCTTCGGCGTTCTGCCACGCGGCCAGCTCGTCGCACCAAATGAACTGGTGCTGCGGCCCGCGCAGACGTGCGGGCTTCTCGCTCGTGAAGCCACGGATTTTCGTGCCGTTCTTCATCTCAAGGAGAAGATCCGTGCTGTTGTACTTCTTGATCAACCCTTGGGGTATGACGTTGAGCAGGCCGCTCTCGCCCTGAAAGCAGACCTTGTCGACGTCGGCATAGGTCGGCGCGATCACGGCGCAGTAGGTGTTGCGGTGTAGGGCGGCTTTGGCCCCCAGCCATTCAGCCCCGATGCGGGTCTTGCCGTAACCGCGACCCGCCATGTAGCCGTACTCGCTGAAGTCGGCGGCGGGGATCTGTTCGGGTCGCGCCATCTTCGCCCAGCGCACCTGCCAGTCGACAAGGAGGCGCGTCTTCGGCGGCATGGCTTCCGCGTCGGCGGTCTTGAGGTGGACTGCCTCAGCCATGGTTGCGGTACAGCGTCAGCGTTTCGCGCAGCTCGGCATTGGCTGCGCGGATCTTGTCGTATCGCTCGTTGGCCAGATGCAGCGCGTGGTTGAGCGCGTACTGCTCGGTCGCGTGGTGCTCGGCTGCCGCCTCAAGTTCGCGGATGCGACGCCACGGGTTAACGAACAGGCGCGGGATCATTTACTGTTACGCTTCGCGGCCAGTATGGTCTCAGTGAAGAAGGCCGCCAAGGCGTCTGCTTCAGGCGCGTCTTCATCGTCGATGGTCTTGTCTTTCGTGTTGCCGTCGCCGTATTTGTTCGGGCTCCACTTGGCCAGCAGCTTGAGGCGGAACTCTGCGCGGTTCTTTGCCCACGCGACGGCGGCGCTGTCGATGCGCGTCGTGGACGTCTTGCCGTCACCGTCGGTCTGCACGATGCGCTCCGGCTCGGCGTCGATGATGTCGAGTGCGTCGTCGGCGATGACGTCCGCGCCAACCTCTCTAGCTTCCGCGTATGCGATGCGAAGACCTTCGTCCTCGCGGACCCACTGGCTCCACGCAGTCGGATGAAACTTCAAGTCGCGTGAAATCGACGACAACGTCTCGCCGAGGGCGATGCGTGACAGCACCTCCTCAGTCAACTTACCTGTCTTCTTTGCCGGGTACGGCATATGTCTGCATGCTCCGTTCGGTTACACAGTGCTACCAGTTATCACCCACAGATAACCGCATTCTCACCCACATGCAAGGGGTAGCTCGACTGAGCTATTCCAAATCACCCAGCCGAGCCTCCGCCATCAACACCAAACAGGCTCTCGCTGTCAAAGCAAATCGGAGCCATCCGCTGGGCCCTTCAACATATCCTCTACGGCTCTAGCCAATACACTGCGGTTAAGCAGCAACGGCAGATCCGCGTGGCGGCTGAACCGCTGGCCGTTCCAACCCAGCCAATAGTTCGCCTTGCCCTGCGCCCTGCCATCCGCCACGACTTTGACCGACGTCCATTCGCTCGACGGATCTGGCCTGACGTACACAAACCAATTTCCGTCAGCCTCTACCGACCCAAGAAAATTCCAGTCATCCGTTTTTGGTTTGTTGCCCAAATATCTTTTCATTTCCTAAACCCCTAGTGAGTAACATCTGCTCGACTATCACAACACATCACGCAGCGCAACGCATCATGCAGCGGGAGAGAGTTCCGAGGGTGATCAACGCATCACGGAAAAAGTGCAGCGCATCACAGCATCTGCTCGGTGCAGCATTTGCAGCAGGTGGGGGCCTTCTTTTAGAAGGCTCCCCCTAATGCTGCATAAATGCTGCATTTCTCCGAGCTGCACCATTTGCAACATGAGGCTTAATGCTGCAAATGGTGCATGTTGCAGGGGTATGAAAATATTTTTATTAGGGGGCTTGCAATGCCTGATTGCATCTGCCATATACTATCTATCAGTAACGCAAACGGAGTAACGAAAATGACCACACGCATCGCACCCGGTCTCTACACCCTCTGGTTCAACGGCGTTGAATACGACGTCGAGATTGATCAGCACGGCCTGTGGAACACTTACTATTTCGACAATAACGCACGCCTGTACATGCAGACATACCGTACCAAGCGCGCCGCCATCGCTGGCATCACCGCATAACTATCAGCAACACAGGAGCACATCATGTTAATCGACCTACAACACCGCAACACAGACAGCCACGAGTGGGAGCTAGTCGCCACCTTCCGCTACTCGCACATGGCCGTCGAAGCGGCCCGCGCCTTCAGCAAGTGGGACCAACGCACATACCGCGTCCTCGACAAACGCTTTCCCGACGAGGGCATCGAGATCACGCTCATCTCCAACGGGGAGGTGCAAGCATGATCCGTCCAACCCTTAACATCAACGGCACCGACGCCTTTGACCTCATCAACCCACGCCGCAATGCGATGGCTCTTATCGACGAGGTCATCGACGCGCTCAAGCAGGTCACGCCTAATGGCCGCGACTACATCTGCGACCGCGACCGGCTCATTGCCGATCGCGACACCCACTTCGACCGCATCGCCGCGCTGCACACGCTGCGCAACGAGCTGCTCGACGAGGCCCTACACATCCAGCAACAGGGGAGGGTGGCAGCGTGACCCTCTTGCACATCGCATCGACCCTCTTCTTTTTGGCCGTCCTCGCCTTCACCATCATCGCAATCGTCAAGACACTGACAGGAGAATGGAAATGATCCGTCTGCCGACTGAAGACCGCATCTTGTCGATCCCGCTTGCACGCTCTGGCGAGTTCGACCTGACACCGCCAGAGATGCAGCGCACGCGCCGCCTCATCTACTCGCTCAACAAGAGCCACGTCCACGGATGGCGCTGGCGCACCATGCGCGAGAACAACACGCTTCTTGTATGGAGGATCAAATGACCATCACCGAGGACACACCCGAAGGTGGCCCAGAGGAGCTTCAGTGGAAGATCGACCGGCTGATCGAGCAGGTCGAGCGGCACGCCGCCGAGCTGACACGCGTGACCGGCATCAAGAACGGTCTGGCAAAGGAAGTTGACGAGCTGGACAGGCGCTTCGACACCCTGACCTCGCGCCTGACCGTCGGCGTCCTGCGCAAGGCTGGCTACACCGTCAAGATCGAGGAGGCCGAGTTCTGCGAAGCCTGCGGCGAGGAATTTTAAGGAGCAGCGTGATGGCTAAAACCTTCCCTTCAGACATAACACCCGGACACCTTTTGACTAATTTTATAGATACTTTGAAAAGGACGTCCGGGATATCCCGACGTGACTTTAAAGCGCTACGTAGCCGTATAGATATGGCCGCAACGCGAGGGGTTAAGTTTATAGCCCCCGATGCCCCTGAAATTGACAAAAGCAAACATATGGAAATGGAAGACTTCCGCCCACCTTACCCAGTCACTGTATGGGAAGGTGAGCTGTTTGACCACGGTGGTGTTGGGCTGATCGTAATCGCGCGTGACGCTGGCAATAGTGTGGAACTTAATTTTGTCACAACAACCAGTGAGGCTATGCGAGCCTTTACCGACCAAAACGGTATCGACGGCGTAGGTCAGTGGATTATCTCTCCATTGACGTGTCGCATCCCGTACAGCGGCCATTTTACCACCCTTGCCGACGCCGGAAAGATGGAGGTGCTAATGCCTGATCGCATGGGCCGCGCCGAGGTTGAAAACAGTTTCGAAACGTACTGGCCTTACGTCTACTTCTATACAGCCGTCTGCCAGATCTTGACAAACCACAACGTCACCACGGAGGACATCGAGCCCGACGCTAAGGCGGCGCGGTCACGCCGCATCAGGGGCAAGGCCCCTCTGTACACGTACAAGACGCTGACCATCGGCGCGCCTAAGGCGCGGCAGGTCGTCAGAGGCGGTGGCACGCACGCATCGCCGCGATCGCACCTGCGCCGTGGCTTCTACCGCACCAGCCCGAAGGGCGTGCGGCACTGGGTCAACGCGACGATGGTCATGGGTGAGACACCCGGCTTCGTCCACAAGGATTATCAAGTAGAAGGAGGACTGAAATGAAGAAATGGTTAGCACGCAAACTCTTTGATATAGCCATCTGGCTCGACTGGGATGAGGCTGTCATAGTCTCTGAGGCTATGTCGGTTACTCGGTTCAAGATCGCACTGGATGCGCTGACAGCACCGCGCAAGCCGGGCCGCCCACTGGGCAGCAAGGACAAGAAACCGCGCAAGCGTCAGGTGAAGCCATGAGCGAGCGCGCGCTGTTCTTTTTCATCGTAGGCGTCGGCCTGCTGACGACCTACCTCATGTTGACCGCCCCTGAGCTCACCGCACAGGATCGAAAAGAGATGGAGGAAGACTGGTGGGACTGATACGCCGCCTCATCGACTGGGCGATCGCCCGCATGTTCAAAGACCAAAAGGATTGGGATCAATGATTAAGCCAGACCTTATCTGCCGGGACAACATTCTGATGCCCTCGCAGCTTCAGTTCGTACAGCCAGAGACCGGCGCGATCGTCGCAACGGTCAACGCCGGAACGGAAGAAGGCAAGTACACGGTGGCCGCCATGTTTATCGGCTACGAGAAGGTGGGCTACAAGATTAAGGACGAGACGCACCTTGTCACAACGTCTGAGGGCGACGAGCTGCCGCAGGTGACGATATGACCAATGACAAAGACAGCGAAGACGCACTGACTATCGCCTACTTGTTAGGCGTTAAGCACGGCAGAGCTGAGCAGAACACACAGACCGATGCGCTCAAGATAGCGCGGGAGGCTGCTATCGAGGAGTGCGCGCTGCTCGTCGAAGGTATGGGAACGAGCCACGATAGCCACGCTGGTGAACGCTTTGCCAAAGCTATACGCGCACTAAAGGAAAGCAAATGACCCTGCGCCAATTCCTGCAAGATAATTTCGGCTGGGATATTTACGACTGGGCCGACGAGATTAGATTTTAAAGGAGAAGTAATATGATTACCGCAGAAGACGCAATGAGGCAGGCCCACATGACAGCCAGCCTGTACGCATACGAGGCATCAGTAGCCTTCGAGAAGATCTTCGGCTTTCCGGCAGAGGACGAACCCCAAGCCGCCGCCATCTTCATCGGCCAGTACATGCGTACCGCAGCTCACGACTTCGATGTCGCCATGCGGGAGCGCGGCGAATGCCCATAGTAAGACGATCCGCAATGACGTGGACGCCGGAGAAGGATGCCGAGCTGCTGGCTTATTATGAGCATGGCTTGAGGCCATCCTACATGGCGGAGCGAATGGGGCTGACGGTTGCTTCCGTAGAGGGCCGCTATCACAAACTAAAGAGGGCACGAAAGACATGAGCAGCAGAAACCTACCACACCACCTCTATGTCTATGTGGACAGCTCGTTCATACGCAAGGACGGCAAAGGCTTCGAGCCTGCCGTCTGGTTCGCGCTGCGCTCGACGCCGAACCGCGCATGGGGCTGCCACGTCATGCTTGAGTGCGGCGCAGTCTACCGCAACGTGCCGCCGCATGCGATAGCGTTCAGCAACAGCCCAGACTATTACTGGACACTGCCACAGGCGCAGGTCTGGGACTGCTACGGCACCGAGTTCGATGTCATACGTTACGACTATCTGGCCGACCTAGAGGCCCGCTACGATGGCGGCGATGATAAGGCGACGTGCCTGTTCACCGCCTGCCCACACAGCGATGGGTTCAGCGCCGCGCCAGAGCAGAGCAAGGAGTTCATGTTCATGCGGACGACAGGCGACCGACTGTTGATCAGGCCGACGAACATGGTTCTGTTCGAGGAGCGCAGCTTCACCGAAGACAGCGGCTGGCCGACTGACATCAAGACATCGACGCAGGTATGGCGGGCAGAGTGAGGGACGAAGGGGCAATGACCAACCCAATTCAAACTAAGCGTATTGAGATGGCGGACAAACGTAAGGGCAGAAGTTGCTTCTACTTTTCGGGGAGCAGGTCTGGCCGCATTTCGTGGGCTGACTGGTTTTATATACGGGAGAAACGAAATGACCGAGGTATATCTTAAAAAGATACGTCAAGACGAATGTCCATCATGCGGCAAAGCCCTCCGCAAGAGCGGGAAACAGTACGGCATCCGAAAGGGTCGAGCCTACAAAATCCGCGTCATTAACGGCGTCCCGTTCATCACAAGAATATTATGAACGAAATGTTTCGATAGCTATTGCAATGCCTGATTGCATCGACTAGGGATTGTTTATCAGCAACACGGAGACAACAAATGGAAAACCCCGACTACACCGAACGCCAGATCAACGAAGCCCTCAAGGCGCACACGCAGCTCGACATCACCGTCATGTGGGACGGCTACGAGCCAGAGCGCGGCGGGACGGCGGACTTCGAAG